GTGATGAGGCTAGGCACTCCCTCGCTTCTCCATTGTTGAAGAACGTTGAAGGCTTCTAAGCCTTTTTTGCTTCCTGTTGCGGTCTTAGCCATTAGTTAGCCTCCTGTTCTATAAACCGATTTTGTAATTCAACTCTCGCAAACGCAATTTCGGTTTTAGATAGCGGAATCTTTATCGCTTTATCGTATCCGACCAAACTACGCAATAAATCCCAATGTAACTCGTTAATTTCATTGAGTAATTGCTCCGCAGTTGCTAATTTACGCAATAGCGCAAATTCTTCAGAGTTTAGTTTTCTTTGTGTCATTTTTTGCCCCTTCCAAGAGCGTGAGAGTTTCTCACTAGGAGAAGTAAATCAGACGCCTAGCGCCGCGTGTCAAATACATTTAGAGGCGTGTTGAGCGTGGAATTATAACGATTTGATAACGATTTGAGAGCCAAAGGGGCAAGGGTTGAACCACTTGTGAAGCGGTTTGAGGGTTGAGGGTTGAGGCTTCCGATAGTTTGAGGAGGGTTTGAGGCTTATTCATAGTCCCCCCGCATTCACGTCACAACACCCCGTAACGCCCCAAGTTCGCCCGATTATGCCACTCAAAGCCCTATAGAAGACACTCAAAGCCCCGTTAATCGTCCGCCAATTCTTGCCGTCTTATGTCGTGCGGTTGCGCTGGCGTTAAATCTACAATTCCAAACCCGTTTCGTGGGTTGTTCAACCCGAGGGTTTTTAACTGCGGGGGTGTATCACTATTACTATCCACCAAAGTATTTTTTCTAAATATAGGCACCCAAAACGAGCAGTGTGACAAAAATCTTTTTTACAAAGTAAGCGTAAAATACTGACTTTAGACAGTGTGACGAACATCACACACCCCAAGTAGGGATAAACCGACTTTATCCCGCCTTAGTATATATAGGGATATAAATAATCTACACAGGTTACGTTCGGCTCTAGGCACACCGAGCCTCACAGCGAGGTTGCCGCTGAGACGAACTACTAACTACCCAATGGCAGCCTTTACGGGCTGCCTTTAACCCATAGGGTTAGGCGCTGCAGGCGCCCCCTAAAGATAACCCAAGTGTTGCCCATAGGCAACGCTTCGCGGTAGGAGAAATAGGTTTATGGCTAAACCAAAGTCTAATGCGTATAAGTTAGCCCCAGAGGCTACCTTATCCGCTCCAGAGGCAAAAAAGCGTCTCATCGCGCTGATTGCCGATGGAGTGACGGTGGAAGACGCTTGCCGCGCAGTCGGCAAGAGCGTCAAGTCATACGAGTATTACAGAACGTCCGATCCTCAGTTTAAAGAAGCGATTGACCTTTCTAGGGTCATCCAAAAAAGAAAAGGCGTCGTAAGTACTGAAGACGCCGAAATCTCGTTTGAAGACTTTCGCGAGAAGTATATGATGAGCAAGACCTTCCCCCATCAACGCAACATTACCTCGTTGCTAGAAGAAGGGGAGCCTGCTTGGCTTCACGGCAATATGACCTACGAAAAGGGATTTCCTAATTACGTCTTGGTCAATATGCCGCCCGAACACGCCAAGAGCATGACAGTCTCCATTGACTATGTAACCTATCGGATTGTCACCAATCCCAACGTTCGTATCAAGTTGGTTTCAAAGACTCAGGCAATGGCTAAAGAATTCCTCTACGCCATCAAGCAAAGACTTACATCACCCCAATGGGCAGAACTTCAAAGGCGCTACGCGCCAGTAGAAGGCTTTAAGGCTACCGCTGAGAAGTGGACAGCCGACACGATCTACCTAGAACGTGAATCAGGTGAAAAAGATCCTACCGTTCAAGCCCTTGGTATCGGTGGACAGATTTACGGCGCACGTGCCGATCTTATTATTTTGGATGACTGCGTCACCCTTGCCAACGCTGGTGAGTATGAAAAGCAGATCCGCTGGATCCAACAGGAAGTACTGACTCGTGTCGGTCCTACTGGAAAGATTCTCGTTGTCGGTACTCGTGTAGATCCAATGGATCTTTACCGCGAGATGCGCAACCCTGAGCGTTACCCAGATAACGTCAGCCCTTGGACATACTTGGCTATGCCAGCAGTCCTAGAATTTAAAGATGATCCAAAAGACTGGATTACCCTCTGGCCTAAGTCAGATCGTCCTTGGGATACTGATACTACCCCAGCAGATAACGATGGACTTTACCCGCGCTGGAATGGCCCGCATCTTCGCCGCCGTCGCGGTTTGATTGACCCAAAGACATGGGCAATGGTTTATCAGCAGCAAGATGTTGAGTCTACTGCCATCTTCTCACCTGAGTGTGTACGCGGTTCTGTCAGCGGTATGCGTGCTATCGGCCCTATCATCCCTGGCGCACCAGGACATCCTGGCAATATCCAATCGCAATATATTGTCGCTGCTATGGATCCAGCCATGTCTGGTGACACCTTCTCTGTCATTATCTCAGGAGATAGAACCACAGGCAAGCGTTACTTGCTAGAGGCATCACGGATGCCAGCACCTACGCCTCAACAGATTCGTGACTTAATTTTTACTTGGACTGAGAAATACAATCCAAAGGTCTGGGTTATTGAGAAGAATGCTTTCCAGTTATTCTTGACTCAAGACGAACAAATCAACAACTTTTTAGCAACACGCGGTATTCGCCTCGTGCAGCACTATACAGGTTCCAACAAAATGGATCTTGAATTCGGTGTTGCCTCTATGGCGCCACTATTCGGCTCGTGCGACAACCAGGGCAAATACATGAAGAATAATCTTCTGGAATTGCCACGAGCCGACAACGAACATATCAAGGCACTGATTGAGCAATTGATTACTTGGTCAGCAGGAACAAAGAATAAGCAAGACGGTCCAATGGCCCTCTGGTTTGCAGAGACTCAGATGCGTGACTATATCAATCAGTCAGGCGCTTACGGCGGATCATTCGTGAAGAATCCATTTGCTTCACGCTATCAGACAATGAACCGCAAGGTTATTAACTTAGAAGAATGGCAACGCACGCAAGAAAAACTTGCGGCTAACGGGGGATACATAAGTGGCAATAGATATTGATGTACTTAGCGTCAAGGTGCGCAAGTTACGAGATAGATTCCATACTCGTGACGCTCGCTACTCTGACCTTATGGCTATTCGCCAAGGCGACATTCAACAGGTATTTCCTGGCGCATTCTCCGAAGAATATCCAAAGCCTATGGTGGCAAACTTTATTGATGTGGCTGCCCGCGATGTAGCGGAAGTTATTGCCCCACTTCCTGCCTTTAACTGCGACACAACAGATTCTATTTCAGATCGTGCAAGAAAGCGTGCCGATAAGCGCACCATGATTGTTGCTGGCTACCGCGACTCTTGCAACCTTCAGACCATGATGTATACAGGTGCTGATCGTTACCTTACCTTTGGTATGTTGCCTTTTATCATTGAGCCTGATTATGAGAACAATCGCCCAATGATTCGCATTGACAACCCAATGAATGCATATCCTGAATTTGACCGTTTTGGCAAGTTGCTCTCATACACCAAGCGCTACCAAAAAACAGTACGCGAACTTATCAATGATTTTCCTGAGTACGAATCACAAATCCGTACACAATACGAGAGTCGCAATTCTGAGCGTATCCTTGAAGTTTATCGCTATCAGGACAAAGAAGAACTAGTTTTGTTTGTTCCTGAAAAGGGCAACCTTGTTCTTGAGCGTGCTAAGAATCTTCTTGATGAACTACCAATTGCTATTGCTATTCGTCCTGGCGTTGACTCTGATGAAAACCAACGTGGACAATTTGACGACATCATGTGGGTACAAGTTGCTCGCGCACGTATGGCAACATTTCAACTTGAAGCGGCACAAAAGTCTGTACAGGCTCCTTTTGCTTTGCCTTCAGATGTAAACGTTATTGAGATTGGTCCAGATGCAACTATCCGCTCTGCCAATCCAGAAAAGATTCGTCGTGTTGGCCTTGAGATTCCTAATGGAATATTTCAAGAGACTAGCGAATTAGATCAAGAACTTCGTGTAGGCTCACGTTACCCACAAGGTCGTCTAGGACAGCAATCAGGTTCTATCGTTACAGGCCGTGGTGTAGAAGCACTTATGGGCGGCTTTGACACACAAGTCAAAACAGCACAAGCAGTATTGGCTGACACATTCCGTCATGTCATGCGCCTATGCTTTAAAATGGATGAACAATTATTTGGTGATGTTGAAAAGGAAGTACGCGGCGTAACCGCTGGCGCACCTTACGAAATTACCTACACACCTAAAAAAGATATTGATGGTGATTACTGGTGTGATGTAAGTTACGGAATGATGGCGGGTCTAGATCCAAACCGCGCATTAGTATTTGGTTTACAGGCTCGTGGAGATAAGTTAATTAGCCGCGACTTTTTGCGTCGTCAGATGCCTTGGGATATGAACGTTACCCAAGAAGAAGAAAAAGTTGAAGTTGAAGAACTGCGTGATTCACTCATGCAAGCAGTTGCATCATACGCAAATGCAATTCCTCAAATGGCAATGCAAGGACAAGATCCAACAAAAGCAATTGTAGCACTCGCTGCCGCAATTAAAGGTCGTCAAAATGGCGATGCTATTGAAGATGTTTTGGCTCAAGCCTTTGCACAACAAGTCTCCCCGCAAGTTGCAGCCCCTGGTCAACCAGGCGAGGCTCCTGGCGGGGAACCTACTCCGCAAGGAATGCCGCAAGGTATGCCACAACCACCGCAAGGTGCAAAATCATCTGCACTGCAAAATCTACTTGCAGGACTTTCGTCTTCTGGCTCACCGCAATTATCTGCGAATGTAGCCAGACGCTCACCCGCCTAACGTTACGAGTGAGAAAAACAAAACCTATAGGAGAAAATAAATGGCAAAAGTAGCACCAGCCTTTAAGTCTGGATTGCAATCAGCACCTGTTAAGGTTGCTATGCAAGGTGGACATGGCTCATCAGAAGCAACAACACAAAAGACAAGCATCCAAGATGCTCCTTCAGTTAAGTCAACTGGAAAGTCTGACATTAAGTACACAGTACAGCCTTCTGCAACACGCGGAACAAACCCAGGCGCTAAGTAACCTTCATGCAAGAGGGCGAGCGGATTCCTACTCGTTTTAACAAGTGGGACATGTTTGCCCTTTTTGCTGATCTAATTTCTAATATTTTTATAGCCTTTGCTAATTTTGCAAATGCTCTAACAGGTATGTTTGATACAAAAGCAAGTTTCGTGGAAGATGAAAAACACTTTCACGAGTATGCCGCTCGAACCATTGAGACACTAAACGAGGGAGACTGACTATGCCACAGGCAAATAAGCCAGCAATGTCATCAGGCCCAGGGGCTTTAAGCCGACGCACCGATGGTGGACCAGCATCAAAGCAAGCACAACGTTATATCTCTGGTATGCCTAGTTATGGTGATGGCCAAGACTTAATGAACCTGCAAGCACAAGCACCAATGTCCCAAACACGCATCGGCAGCAATCCACCTTCACCTAGCGCCATGGCGCAAATGGCTCAACAAGGTGGACAGCCACAGCAACAACAAGCACAACCACAACAACCAGTTACACCTTTATCTGCACCTACTCAACGCCCAAATGAGCCAGTAACTACAGGTTCACCACTCGGTGCTGGAGCAGGTCCAGAAGCCATTGGCATTATGCCAGGTCAAGTTACACAAGGTGGACAATCTGCAAAAAATCTTGTGCAGGCTCTTGCTTCAAATCGTGACGCTTCTCCTGAATTGCAGGCCCTTGCCGCTAAATTAGGGAAGTAATTAATGTCATCAATGCAACCGATGCCACAAGTGCAACCTACTGCTCAGGCAAATATTGCTGGTGGACCAAATGTTAATACAGCAAATGACATGGTTCAAGGCAATCAAATGTTTGTTAAGCAAAATCCAGCATTAGCAGCCGTTGGTGTTGCATCTGGAAGTCAAGATACTTTTAATACACTTGCTGCGACTTCGCACATGATTGCGATTGCTAATGCTTTAGATGATCATATTGCCACATACAATTCTGCTGCATGGATGCGTAACGCTTTAAAATCTGTGCCAGATGTATCATCTGCACTTGTTCCAAATATGATTGAAACATTACAAGCGAGTAGGGCGGTTCAGTGAGTAATATTCAACCGCTACCAGCAGCCCCTGCACCAACTCCTGCACCGTCTCAAGGTGGATTTTTTAACGATATTAAAAACCTACCAGGCGAAGCAGTTAAAGCAGTTACTAGCCTTCCAGTAGTTGGTAAAGCAATTGGTACTGCTATGTCATGGGCTAATAAACCTTTGCAAGAAGTACAAAAAGATTACAAATTTATTCATAGCCTTTACGCGGATCATGGTTTTGGTGCTGGTTTACTTGGCACATTTGGCGTACTTGCAGGCGGAGCCATTGGTTCCATCCTTCCAGGTGAAGGTACAGTGCTTGGTGCTGGCATTGGTGCAGCATTAACCCGTAACATTCTTGGTCGTGTAGTTCCGACCTATCAAAATTCTTTTGACAAGTCTAATGATCCTAACTACCTTGTATCTTTTGGTAGAGATATTGCTCATGGGCTTTCTAACATTCCTGGTTTTGGCACTTTAGGCAATACAAACACTGGCCTTGGACAGGTTGTATCAGGCATCGCTGACGCTTCATTTGACTTTGAAGCAGATCCTTTGGCAACTGCAGGCAAACTTAACGGCGCACTTAAAAAAGGCAACAACATTGCTGTAGCAACTGAAGTAGATCCTGCTACTGGCTTACAACGCACAAAGATTGACCCAGATACTGGCAAGCCAATCATCCGTAATACATTGCCGTTTGCATCATCTGCCACTGGTTTGACCAACTTTCTTTCAGGAATGTCAACCAAGATCATTACCGCAGATCAATACGATCAGGTAATGGCTAACCCACTTCGTGCAGCACAAAATCGTGCTGTTAACGACATTGTTTCTGTAGCATCTAATCCAGATGCTTCATTGGCTTCTAAGGCTGGGTATATTCATACGACATATGGTATTCCTAACGGTTGGTCAGCAACCATGTCGAAGGCTTTGGCTAATGTTTCTAATCGTTTTGAAGCAGATCAAATTTTCAAGCAATCTTTGTATTCCAAAGAATTAGCAGATGCTGGTACAGCAACAAGTGAGTTGCGTCTTCCTTCACGCACTGTAGGTAAACTACTTAGCGAGAAGATTGGCCCAGATGCTATTCGCAATAGCGACCAAGCAACCAATTTTAACGATCAGGTAAACCTTCTTCTGCCTCGTAAGAGTGCAGTAATGGAGCCTGTCCTTAACGAAGATGGCACGCCTGCTTTGGATGCCAACAATCAACCAAAGATGCAACCAAAAACCAAAACAGTTTACGATGCAAAGGGCAATGCTAAACAAGAGCAGATATTTAAGATCAACGCTCCTGCATTATTTAAGCCTGGCAATGGTGCTATTATGAATGCTCTTGCTGGCAAAGTGCGCAGTTTTACAGGTAAACGTCCTTTGTCTTTTGACACAAATCAATTGGCTTTGTCTTCCGAAAGATTCGATCCTGCAGATCCAGGTGCAGCAGATACTGCTCTTAAAATGGCTTATCTTTCCATGCCAAATCGTCTTGCCGTTGAACATGCTGGAAACATCATGCTTGCAACTGATGATGGCGAACGTCTTGCTCGCTTTCGCGTGCTTCAGCAAGAAGTGCTTAAAAACCTTGGTATTGCCGATACTCAATCTAGCCAATTATTTAGTTCGCTTAAAGATGCCAGCGAAGGCAATGGCTATGACCATGCTGTTTATGGAGTTAATCAAGGGCAAGATGTTGGTGGAACTGAAATAAAACCTGAGTATGGTGGCGGAACTAAATCAGTTGCTATCACTCAAAGCCAACGTTTTCAAGGTGCAATGATTGATTTTAAAAAAGCACGTCAAGAACTTAGGGCTGCTAAAGCCTACGGTGCTTTGTATAATCCTGTAGATGATTTTTTTACTCATTACACAAACGTTATTTTTGCTCCGCTGGCTTTGCTTTCTCCTGCTTTTGGTCTTCGTGTATCTGCTGGTGAGGCATTACACCAAGTAATCCGTCGTGGATTGCCAAATTATCTTACCAACGTATTAGCAAGCACCATTGGCAATTTGGATAATAAATACAAAGCATGGCATTTAGATCGTTCTGCTATGTCATTTACAGATACAGATAAAAATGCTATCGAAACTGAACAAGCCACTGGCAAACCAGTACAAATTACAGAAAATGAAGTTACTAAAGAAATTCATTCTCGTAGCGAAACAATCCGCAAAACCTTTAAAGGTCTTGATGACTCATTAACAAG